GTTATTGGGGCAGGTGTAGACAATGTTTTCCACACCCGCCGTGAGCTGCATGCCCACACTTCTACTCTTAAAAATATTACGATCCATTACTTCTTATCTGCTGTAGTGTACTTACGACCTTCGAAGGTGAAAGTCTTAGCGCCATCATCCTTAGCCTTCTTAAAAGCTTTACGGAACGCTGCTGAGCTTTCAGTGCCCTTCTTGTAGGTGGGGTAGTCTTCCTTCTTTGTGCGACCGTCAGCGGCTGATGCGCCACTAGGAGCAACACCACCACGACGGCCTTTGGCTGTAGCGCCTGTCTTATCCTCTTTAGATTTTGCAGCAGCAGCCACAGCTGCCACAGGAACAGCAACTTTAGCAGCACGGGTTGCCGTGCGAGAGGCCGCTCTAACACCAGCATCTTTAGCAGCAGCGTTAGCAGCGCCCTGCAAAGGAGCGCCAGTTTTATCTGTTCTTTTACTGGGGAAGATCTTTTTCATCTTGCTGACATCTTCTCCTGCTTGCTTATCAAGAACATTGCCGACATAGTCATTACGGTTTGTCTTTTTGTCCATGTTTCTTGCAGAGGTGGATGTTGACTTAGACCCTTTTTGAAAGTTGTCCTTATCCCCCATCCTCTTACCAGCTGATGATGTTTTACCAAAAAGACTTTTTAATACAGTCAGTTTCCCCATTACTTCTTACCTCCAGAAGCTTTAACGCTAGCTCCGCAGTTTGCGTAGCCACCCTTTGCCATCTTCTTAGCAGCAGGCTTCTTCTTATCCGTCAAACCAACCATCACAGCAACCACTGGTGACTGGCGGGTCATCTCTTTCTTAGCAGCAGGCTTCTTAACAGCACCACCTTTAGCCATAGCACTGTCCTTCATCATGCTGCCGTCCGGCATCTTGTGCATGCCTTTCATTTTAGTGGCATCGCCCCCGTACATGTAGCCCTTCTTCTTAACAGCACCACCCTTAGCCATTGTTTCGCCACCTTTAACAGCCTTGTCATAGAACTCAAGCTCAATGGCGTTGGCTCTATCTAACATCTCATTACGAGCTTCCTGTGGAATGCTCTTGTCTTTTGCTTGCGCTCTTAAACGCTTAATCTCTGCTGCCGCTGCTTTCTTGTCCATTTTGTTTCCTTGGGGTTGTTAATCGTTATGCACGATACTTCTTTGCTTTATCAGCCACCTTCTGGGGCTGCTTAACAAACTGCTTACCTGCCTTATTGCCAGCGGCTTTAGCAGCATTCGTCGCCTTCTTCTCAGAGGCCGTCAACGAATTCCATGCCTTCTCAGGCAAATATCTTTTCTTCCCCTCTGACGGCTTACCATCCGAGGTGGTCCACTTCTCTTTTGTCCATTTGCTTAGGCTCTTCTGCTGACCCGTCTTAGCGCCACTGTAGCCGCCACCAGCCTTCTTATATTCAGCTGCCAATAGCTGGGCCTTCCTAGCACTCCATTCGCCAGCGTCACCCCCTTTAGAGGACGCCATCACCTTCTTCTTCAGCCGCTCACGCAGCTCTGGTTTTGTATAACTCACCACTTAACCTTGTCTGCCCAGTAGGCCGCTGACGTCTTGCCTTTAGAAATGTTAGACGCATGACGGGCTTTAAAGCTTTTCTGCCTAGCCTTGTCCTTGGCTGTTGACGGCGCTGCACCAGCACCTTTAACACCCTGCTGTCCAAACCTAATCAGCTTAACAGTGTCACCTTCCTTCGCCAACACAGCATGACTCTTCGTTGGGTGGTTGGGGGTTCTCTTGGGCTTGTTGTAGCCAGAGAATTCTTCAGCGCCTCTTTTAATCATCTTGTAACATCGTAGTGACAGAAAGCAGTGAAAGGGTTTTCTTTGTCTTGGTTAACCAGCAGCACCTTGTTAATACACTCTTGCTCTGTAGCTATGGAAATATTATGTACCACCTTAATCTCTCCTGTCGGGAAGAACAACATCAGCACCAAAGCTATCTTCATTTCTTACTCCAGCCTTCTGCCTTCATAGCCTTCTCCACCTGTGGCAGAGGAATAACAAACCCTGTGTTCTTCTCCAAAGCAGCTCTAACATAATACACATCACTGTGATAGAGAGAAACACTATCCATCTTATCTTTAGCAATAGCCGTCATAGCTGCACTGTAGACAGAGAAGGGAGGTATGTTTAACAATCCTTCTTCTTCTAGTTGTTGTCTTGTCTTTAACATATACCTATTATACAGTAATACTTTAGTCTTGTCAAGACATAGGCTTCCTAAAGGTGGTATAGAGCAGATGTCTATATCAACCTGTCCCAATGCTGTGTGGTCTGTAGATAAGAGATAAGAAGATAACCATTAGTAATTATCTTATGTTCTTAGCTACATCCTTTGTTCTTATCACATAGTGAAATAGATCTGTAGATAAGAGATATAAGATAATCTATTAGATTATTATTCTTAATCCCTGCTACTTCCTATGTCAATATCACATTGTGAAAAGACAAGACGTTAAACACAGCACCTAGAAATCCCATAAGGAATATGTTCTTTTATGGTAGTCGTTAGGTCCACCCCCACTGGCAACTACTTTTAACCTATACCCATATTAAGTTAGGTCTGGACAGTGCAAGGTGTGAACACTGCCAGTGTACGAGCTTGATAGAGAAGTTGGCCTACCCCTCTACCAGTCCGTGTCTTTTCTCTTCAGCAGCCGATGCAAGCTCATTGTTTCATAGCACCCAGAAGGTAGGCTGTCACAGAAATCTGTGGCTATGGGGTATGTTATACAGATTTTTTGCAGCGGTGTCAACAAGTTTTTGTAAAAAGTTTTTTTGGTCCTGTACCCCCTTATCGTTTCCCTATACCCTGTAAAGAACCGTCTTAGTAATGGCCAATAGGTTGTCACAGTCCTTCTATTGTCACTATACTAAGAGAGAGAGATTGTTATTTGTTCTTGATTATAACCTTTATTGTAGGTAATAGATTGATATTTTAATTTATTATGTCTATTGTGTAGATGTACTGTATGTATACACAGTGTCCAATCTAAAAAACCCCGTGTGTGGGCGAGGCTGTATATAACGTACGGTGGACCCCCCCGTGGCCCATACCGCCCCCTATTATTGTATTAATTATTCTGGTAATTCAATTAGGGGTTTTGCTGTAATGTAAAAATAAATCAAAGCCTAGGCAAAACAGAGTAGAATTTTTATTGTTTTNAATCAAGGGCTTAGCTATTTTTAGGTAACTGATTAGATATCAGTGGATAGGGGATAAATTGTTAAATTAAATTAGTGATTTTTAAAGGCATACCCGTCAATTTAAAATACGGTGTATGGAATAAAAAATTAAATGGTCATTGTCTTATCGCTGTAGCTATGCTGTAGCTATGCTGTAGCTATGCTGTAGCTATGCTGTAGCTATGCTGTCATGCTGGTAATTGTGGATAACTTTATTAACAGTTTATTCCATAGCAGTTATCCACAGTTTATGCTTAATTTTTAGGCATCTTTTAAATTCTGTGGACAAGTGCCTAGTTATCCACAGTTTGCACCAATAGGGAGAAATTGTGCATCATTTTAGTGAATTTATGCACCATATAAGTAAATCACCATGTTGTCATATTAACCTAAACACATTACAAACTGTATACCAATCACAAGGAATAGTAACCTTTATTATTCTTTTTGTAAACTGGCATAGATCCTGCATCGTTTCAAAGCCCCTAGGGTAATAACAGTATACAACCAAAGTATTAAGGAAACATCATCATGAGAAAAGTAAACGAAATTATCTATGACAATGCAACAGTAAAAATTTATTTCAACAGTGAATATAGGGAATATATTTGCCGTTTATTTATTGATAATAAAGAGCAAAAAGACGCCGCATATTTTACCGATGATATAGATGATGCTAATGATACGGCGAAATTAATGCTATCATTTGCATTAATCGGTTAAGTATTTATACAATGCATCAATTAGATATTGGTGCATTAATAAATATTCAATCTCGAATATTTAAAACCGTCCTAAAGGAAATAAACAATGTACAAAAAACCCGCTAATCTATTTAACGTCGATGCAAACCCTAAAACAGTTAAAGGTCAAAAGCTTGGATATATCACTGCTGTGCTGTACATGGCACCATATAAACTATCTGGCATTAATTTATGCGCTATGGCAGAAATAGCAGGGTGCACTCATGCTTGCTTAAATACTGCAGGAAACCCTGCTTATGCTAAAACAAAAGAAGCAGGCCGTTTAAATAAAGCCAGATATTTTATTGAGAATGAAATAGAATTCATGCAACAAATGGCGAGAGAAGTATTCCGTGAATACAACAAAGCCATTGATAAAGGTTTTAACTTTATGGTTCGACCAAATGGAACCACTGATATCCGTTGGGAAAATATCAATGTAACTGTCGATGCCAAATTATCTAAAAAGATTAATAAACCCGTCGGCATTTATAAAAATATTATGGCGTTATTCCCCGAAATTCAATTCTATGATTATACGAAAATCTCAAACAGAAAAGATATTCCCGCCAATTATGATATTACGTTTTCCTATTCTGGCATTTTAAAATATCAACCATTTGTTGATCAGGCCATTAAAAACGGTTTACGGGTTGCCGTCGTTTTCAGAGACAAAAATAAGATACCCGCTACTTTTAAAGGGTTGCCTGTTGTCAGTGGCGATGACAGCGATTTAAGGCCGCTAGATCCTCAAGGCGTCATTGTGGCTTTGTATGCCAAAGGCAAGGCCAAAAAAGACTACAGTGGCTTTGTAGTCGATGCACCCGTTTTCCAAATGGTCGCCGCATGAATATATTAATTGCGCTTATTGTGGCTTTGCTTTTAAGCTTAAGCCATTATTTAAACTGATTATTTATACAATGCATCGATTTAATTCGGTGCATTAATAAATATTCAATTTCGAATATTTACAACCCGTTCCTAAAGGAAATAAACAATGTCACAAAACAAATTAATTGTCGCCGCTCACAAATTAAATATTAATTTAATCGGTTATTCATTAGGGTTAAAACACGATGAATTTAAAATTGATTTAATTGATTACCCGTCGGTACGTCAATTATTAATTGATAACCCCGAATTAATGCAATCCTGTATTAATGGTTTTAATGACGCAAAACAATAAAGGAGAATTAAAGCATGGAATTAATTCTATATTTTGCATTAATTGTAATAGGGTTTATTGCAATTAATTGGTTATTCGATCTTTAAAGGAAATAAACAATGTCAGAAAACAAAATAACTATTGAAATTAAATCAGTATATGGGAATGATTTATTTTATCCAGTTTGTGATAATGCAAAACGCTTTGCAGAATTAACAAAAAGAAAAACACTTCTCGAATCAGATTTAATTACAATTAAAAATCTCGGTTTTAAAATTGAAATTAAAACGTCATTTAAATTTGAAAGGTTTGTAAATGTCTAAAATATATATTCGCAACCCGTGGGCACAATTAATTGTTGACGGCAAAAAGACAATCGAAACCGCCGCCTTTAGTTTGCCTGATCGATTTATTAATAAATGGTTGCACGTTCAAACCGAAAATAAAATGATCATCGGCAAGGTGAAATTCACAGCAACGAAAAGATATACAACCGCTGAGACGTTCGACAGCGACACGACAGCGCACCATGTAGGGGAAGATAGTCTTTACCATTTCCGACAGCGTCAGCGCTGTTTTGGATGGGTTGTTGGTGCCGCTGTGGCTTTCAAAGCCCCAAAAAAAGCCGCCGCCTTTAAATCACAATTTCGATTGGAGCAATGAAATGGAATTAATTTTACACGCTTTAACTGTAATTGCGCTTGCAATTATATTTTACGCAATCATTACTTTGGAGAATTAAACCATGAAAAAAGATGACTTTATTAATTACTGTTTGGACTTTTATGGTGCCGATGGTATATACCCAATCGGCGCAACAAAAGAAACAATTACAAAGGCGCTTGATATTTTATCCGAGGTTTTAATTATCTCTCAAAAAGAATTCTGCGGGGACTCAATTGACCGTGAATTAATTCGTGATATTTTATCAATGAGGGTTGACCAAGCTTTAAACATTATTCAAGATGTGCAAATAAGTTTGCAATTGCCTTTATTAGACACGTTAATGCATATCGAAAATAATAAATGCGTTCATGACTCTTGGACGATAAAAGAATTAATTGCATTTTATGTTGTAACAAATGATTTTCGTAAGGCATTAAGTTATGCCTATGTAACACAAAATGGATATGCAACTGCATAAAGGAGAATTAAACAATGAAAACACATGAACTAACAGGAACTGCTTTAGATTGGGCGGTACAGCAGTGCGAAGGCCAACGTACAGTCATATGCGTCGAGCGCATGGTAAACGGCAAGGTCAAGTGGCTACCGCTTGCCGACCAGTGGACATACCGTGAATGGTACGGATGCTTTTCTTTATTGAACTAACCAAAGGAGAATGAACCAATGTATACATTAATTAAAGTGTGGGGCTACTGGAACGGTAGCGTACTGGGTAACAAAAAATTCTGTCGCCGTGCCGCTGTACCTAGCCGACCCCTCACTGCTGAGGAGCACGACCGATTGGTTGATAACAGGGACATATTCACGGTGTTTATTTACGGCGAACCCGTCATCGGCAATCACGGCGAATTCACCATCACAGCAAAGGAGGTGTGCTAAAAGTAATACTTTCTTCTCCTAGGGAAAGTCCCAATAGACTTTCAATCTGGTAAATTTTATAATGTAGTCACAGCAACCCGCTGTATTTTCTAAAAGGAAACAAAAAATGAAACGCTACAAACTTGATGTTAAACGTGACGTTGATGCCGATGAGGATGGGTACATTCTGAACCTACCTTATGGGTTTCGATTCGACGACGACATAGTCCATGTGCGAGGCTATGACACTATGAAAGAACTGCGTCAGGCAGTCAAGATTGAAGTCATCCCCTGCGACTGCGCCAAATGTGCAACAGCATTGGCAAAGGAAGTTTGTTAATACTTTTTTCTCCTAGGGAAAGTCCTAATAGACTGGCCCTAATCTTTTCGACGATACTATCAACCAGTAGCAATTTCGCTACGACATTTTCTTAAAGGAATTTTTATGTCACACGTTATCTTTTCTCGCTCAGCATCAAACAACGAACTCTCTGCTGACCGCATCGCAACCCTAGCCCCTGCTGTCTTTGCAACAACCCGTAAAGAGACGCTGTCAACCCGCTATGGTCAACTGCACACCGATTCGCTGTTGCCCGTCATGCGTGATCACGGTTTTGTCCCAGTGCAAGCCGCACAAAAACGCAGTCGCAAGGCATCGCCTGAGCATAGCCAACACATGATCGCTTTTAGTCAAGTCGATGGCTTGATGGGCGATGGCGGAATTCGTCCTGAAATTATTTTGTACAACAGCCACGATGGCAGTGGTTCAATTAAATTATTTGCAGGCGCTTTCCGCTTTATTTGTTCCAACGGTATTGTCGCAGGCGATGGGTTCCAGTCTCGCCTTTATCACAGCATCAGCAACATCAATGCATTTGAGGGAATGTTAACTTCAACTATCGAGCGCCTGCCGTCGTTGATGGAGCGCATTGAGCAAATGCAAGCAATTAAATTGGATCGCCTTGGTGCATTAGCGTTAGCATCGCAGGCAGTGGAAAGCCGTTGGAATTATGTGCCGCCAGAGGGCTTGCGTAAGGGTAGCTACGCTGACCGCAACACCGTGGAAGATCTCCTTAAAGTTAATCGCTTTGATGACTATGCGCCCGATGCGTGGACGGTCTTTAATCGCATTCAAGAGAATGTAATTCGTGGCGGTGCCATCATCAAAAGCTTTACTGAAAAGCGCCCAGAGGGACAGTATCGCAAGAGCCGCCCTGTATCCTCAGTCGCTGAGAATGTCCGCATCAACCGTGAACTGTGGGACATTGCCGCCAACGTTTGCCAACTGGCCTAATTAAACGACGGGCATCGAAAGGTGCCTGTCTTTTCTCAAAGGAAACACACGATGAAAACGTACAGTAAAAACTTCATTGACTCTTTCGTCAATGCTTACAGCCGCAACGTTGCTTGTGCAAGTGACGAAGCAGTCAAGGCTTTCCTGCAGGACTTCACCACTGGCATGGGGTGGGAAGAGATGCACGATAAACATGAGTACAGTAGCAACATCTTTGATGCGCTGTGTATGTTTGAAGCAGGGATGGCATTCAAGGAGGACGCATAATGTTTACATTACACTGGACATTCCGAAACGATCATGCGTGGCAGTGGTCGAGCACCTCCCTTGATGAGGTCTTTGATTATATGTACAAGACACAGATCTGTACACACCCCGATGTTATTTACGTTGCCATCAAGCGTGATGGTGAAATGTATCAGCAATATAAAGGAGCAAGCAAATGATTACAGTTTACTTTGAGGCTAATGCAGGCGCACACACAGTGGCGCAGTTCGACAGCGAAGAAACCTACATGGCTTGCTTCCCTGCACTTGAGCAGTTAGCCCTGCTCAAAGGCTACACCATCACAGAGAGCGTTAATGGCGAAGGAGAACAGCAATGAACAAATTATATGATCAAGTTGAGGAACTGTTGGACGAACACCATGAGAATGAGATAGGCCGTTTGTTGGGCGTCCCCGACAAAGACGTCAAGCTAACGGCTAGGGAAATTCGTAGCCACATAAAAGACTGGTGTCCAGAGCAGGTTTGCGAGGATGTATGGGCTATTTTCAGCCTGTGTTATAGCGCTGAGTACATCGATGCTGACGGTGAAAACCAAGGCTTTGACACTAAGGCAGAGGCATTGGAGTACATAAAACAGGAGAAGATTAATGACTAATTCAGAATATTTCGCTCTTGACCAATGGCTGTGCGATTACCCCGATGACATGACGTATGCTGAAATCATAGAGCGTCTGTCTGTCCCTAACGAATGGAGAGTGGACGACATCACGGTCTGGTACTTGGTTGAGAACAACACGACAGATCAAGTCGCACAGTTTATTGAAGATACTAAGGATGCACATGAACGTAGCCTCACATTTGGAGAACAGCAATGAAAGTATATGAATTAATCAAAGAGTTACAGAATCTACCACCCGATGCTGAAGTCAGCATATGGCAGAACGGTGATCGGTACGCTATTAATATGATTGACTGGTGGGATGATGATTTTGTAGATTTAAATGGTAGTGGCGATGAGCAAGTACAGTTTGTTGTAGGAGAACAGCAATGATGAAAGAACGAGCCGCTGATTGGGCACCAAGCGACAGCCTCCTTGACTTAGTCGTGGAGCAGTACCGACAAGATGACATGGACGGCGACGTGACGGCGTTCTATGATATGTTAGATCGTCTGCCACGGGAGGTGCTGATTGCGTACCTATCCAATAGCCGACAGCAAGATGCGATATCAACTGGCGTGATAACTGAAGAGGAGGTGAGCGCATGATTGAAGAGTTTCCCCGCAAGTATTACATCCAAACGAGAACTATACATGGATGGCACCGCTTGCACCCTGAGAACTACCCGTCCCTGATTGAGGCGGTGTATGGGATGGAGCGGCACATTGACAGTATGTTTGAACAAGGAGAGATGTTGCCGTCAGGAATATTTCGTATCGTTAAATGCAAACCAAGGAAATTAAAATGACAAACATTCAAGTTACATTTACACAGGATGGCATCACTATGGGGACTATACAACTAAACGCAGGTATGGCAACGCTGATTGATATTACTGATATCAATGTAGTGTGTCAGACTTTTCGCAATGCTTTTAATTGTATGGGTGAGCCTTTGGATTTTAAAATTGAATACACATCGGAGGACGTATGATGGAACTAACAATTACTGATGTAAAAAGATCGCTGATTACATCTAAGCGTGTAAGAGAGTTTAATTTTGGAGAGATATTTTTTGCTTGTGACTTATGCGAGGTTGTTGCGCTAGGTAATAACAAATTTAGGCGTGGCAGTGAGACGTTTTCTATGCACCCGTTTTCAACACTCCCTGTTCTCAGGGAAGATGAATGTACTTGGACGCAACGTGCTGAAGATGTAATCTTAGATCTCCGTATTGAATTAGAGGTGGCGTTAATAAAACAAAAAGAGTTACAGGAATTGGTTGATCACTATCAGCAACCGAAGCGATCAGCAAAACAAAAAGAACTTGACGCCTTAGCACTGAAACGGTTTTTAGATTTACCTGATGATACTATTTTTAAAGGATGATTAAAATGGAAAAGACATTCACAGTTACAATGTACAGCGACCCATCACACGCATGGGCAAAGGTTAAGCGCCAAGTGTTGGTCAACCTAGGCATCGACAAAGATGTCAGCGCCTACAGCTACCAGTACAAGGACAACGTCTACCTTGAAGAAGACTGTGACCTGCACTTGTTGTATCAGCGTCTGCTTAAAGATGAAGTGCGTATGAAATTCGTTGAGAAGCATAGCGAGAAGCCTAGCCGCATCCGCAACTATGAAAGCTATCAAGCATGACCTGCTATAAAATTATGTGGACGAACACCAACGGCACAACGTGGTTCAACTTGCTTGACACCATGCAACAAGCCCTTGATTTCGCCGCCTCCCAACCCTTAGATGAGGTATCAAAAATTGATATACAAAAGTGCAACATTAGCAATCTTGCTGACGTTCAGCCAATCCCTGTTCGCACACACGATTAACTTCACCGATATGCAATGCATGGCTGACAACCTGCATCATGAGGCGAAGGTTGATGGGATGCGAGGCATGGAGGCGGTGGCATCGGTAGTGATGAACCGAGTGCGTGACCCACGATGGCCTGACAATGTGTGTGACGTTGTGTATCAGCCTAGCCAGTTCAGTTGGACGCTTAAGAGGAGGCTCAAGCAGCTGAAGATTAAGCATGACTGGAAGACATTGGCAGTGGCTACAATGGCCTTGGACGGGACGCTCATAGACAAGACAGGAGGTGCAACACATTACCATGCTGTCTATGTGACACCATACTGGGGCTTGGTCTATGAGTTCACCGTTCAAATTGAACAACATTTATTTTATAGGAAACCATGATGATAAGTGGAATTGACATTGAGGATTGGGATAGGGGTGACCCTGTGCCTCTGTACTCGGTACGCCCTAAGACGTATGTCGAGTGGTTAGGCGTCACCTATTGGTTCGATCATGTGGATGGCAGGGACTGCTACTGCATGACTTGGGATAACAACATCATTAAAATCAGCGGGAGCGCTACAGTTGCTCCTCTGTTTAAAGGAGAAGATAAATGACCAACAGCTTCAAACAAGATATCACCGCCCTTTTAAATCATGCAGTATTAGATGAGCATGAGATATTGGACGCCATTATTTACAATTGCGTGATGCGTAAAGAGACGTTGGCAAGAGAGACTGCTGACATGATTGAAGAGATAAACAACGTAGGATTAACAGACTAATGAAGCCACCATACTTAATGCAAGCAAATAATATCTGGCGCTACAATCCTCCAAAGGATGCGGTGGATGAGGGTGTTGTTAAAAGAGCTTCGCTAGGCATAGATTTTGCTAAGGCTTGCGCCTATGCGGAGGAGCAAAACAAGATCATGTCAGAGTGGAGGAGTGAGCGTAAATATCTTAAAGAACTTACACAGAAGAGCAGGGTTGATGACTTAATTAAAAGCTACCTGATCAGTAACGTCTTTAACAAACTGGGAGAGAAGTCAAGGAAAGACTACAAGTACTATTTGCAATGTTGGTATAAGAGTAAGCTTGGTGGGGTGCCACTCTTGCAAGCTAAGATGGGGAATGTGTTGACGCCACTGTGCCAACGTGTGTATGATGAACACGCCAGCAACAGCATTAGCCTTGCCAACCATAGCCTTGCTGTATACCGTGTGGTTTTTAATTATGCAATTCGACAGGGCTTCACACAGATCAATCCCTTTGCACAAGTTAAGCCGCAAAAACAACGCAGTAGGAAGGTTGTGTGGCAGAGGGAACACGTTCGTGCTTTTTTGAACACAGCATTCAGCAGGTTTGAATGGCGCAACGCAGGATTGATTGTGAACATGGCATACGAGTGGGGGCAGCGTCTGGGTGATATGCGGACGTTGACATGGGATGCGTACAACACAGAGACTGGTGTGCTGACGTTGACACAAAGCAAGAGAGGTGCTAACATAACGCTCCCCACAAGCGATGGACTGAAGGCTATGCTATCACAGCAACACGAAGACTTTGGATGGCAACCCTACATTGCCCCTGCCCCTAGGCACGTTCGTAAGAAGTTGGTGCCATATTCCTTGGAAGGACTAAGCAAGCTAGGCGCATTGATTATGGATGAAGCAGACCTGCCTGAAGAGTTGACGATGATGGACTTGCGCCGCACAGCCATCAGCGAAATGGTGGAGGTGGGCGTCCCTATCTCTAGCATTATGGCAATGAGTGGACACGCAACACCATCCTCGCTGACGCCTTACATCAAGCATACATTGCGGGGTGCAAGTACAGCGCAGACCATGCGGGAATTTCCAACCAACATAATGGAGAGGTGATATGGAAACAGGAATTAAATTTGACACAGGCAAGCCAGAATATGGACTCATCCCCGCTCATGCCTTGGAAGAGATCGCTAAGGTGCTTACCTATGGTGCACAGAAGTACAGCCGTGACAACTGGAAGCAGGTGCCTGACAAAGAGCGCCGCTACTTTGATGCAATGCAACGCCACATCTGGGCACATAGACGAGGCGAAGTCAATGACCCTGAGACTGGTATGAATCACTTGGCACACGCCGCTTGTTGCATCCTTTATCTTGCAGAGTTTGATTTGTCCACTGAATTTACAAAGGAAATAAAATGACAGTAAAGCTTGTATGGGCAACACCCAAAGGCGAAGAACTTATTGCGTACATGGCAAGAGTGTCAAACCCCAACAACCAAGACAACCCTGAGACAGCACCTAAGCTGTTGAAGTACTTGATAAGAAATAAACATTGGTCACCATTTGAGATGGTCAATGTCTGTATGGAAATAAAATGCACCCGTGATATTGCACGACAGATCCTACGTCACCGAAGCTTCAGCTTCCAAGAGTTTAGCCAACGCTATGCAGAAGCATTTGATTGGGAGTTTGGTGAGGCACGGATGCAGGATGAGAAGAACCGACAGAACAGTTTACCCACGCAAGACCGTGAGCTTGAGCGGTGGTGGCATGATCAACAATCTAGCCTCACAGCACAGGCAAGAGGTGTGTATGGTGCCGCACTGAATGCAGGCATTGCCAAAGAGGTTGCTCGTAAGGTGTTGCCAGAGGGACTGACAATGTCCACCATGTACATGAACGGGACGTTGCGTAGCTGGATGCACTACCTTGACATTCGCTGTAACATGGCAACACAGAAGGAACACAGGGTAGTGGCAGAGCAGTGCCTTGGTGTGTTGGTTAAAGAGTTCCCCTCTCTGTTTAATCTTCCCTCCGATGCATGGTCAGAAAGGATTGTGTGATGTTAAAAGCAGATGGGTTTGATTCAGCAGCCATAGGTACGGCGTATGTGCGTAACAATGATGTGCTTGTGTACTCAGTAGAGAAGTGTCTGGATGTGCTGATGCAACGAGGCATGACAATGGACGAAGCAGTGGATTACTTTGAGTTTAATGTGGGTGGTGCTTATGTAGGTGAGAGTACACCAATCTTTGTGTATGCTTTAATGGGAGAGTTAGATGAAGGTTGATATCAATGACATCCTCAGTGAGGATTTTCAAGACATAATTGTCACCAAAGAATTAAAAAGAATTCATGGTTATATGGGAGAGTATCTAGAAAGGTACAAGGAAAAAGATCATGGGTTCATAGCTATATTCTCTACTGATGAAGAGGAAGACAAGGCGCAGATAGAAACAATGAGGGAGGCGCTTGAAATCTTGCTAGAGTATTATGGAGAAGAAGTATGAACGAAATACAACAAGAAGAACGTGATGCTGAACTACGGGCGTATGTTAAAGAGTTTTTTGAAGGATATTTAAACCTTGTAGAGGAGAGTGATAGCGGTAAAGAGTTTAACCCAATTACTATAAGCTGTTGTAGAGCGCTTATGCTAGAACCGCTGAACAATCTACTAAACAGAATGGCTGAATTGTCTGGAGCAGAAAGGAGAACACATGACTGATACTATTGGAACATCAAAAGTAACATTAATACGTGAGAACGAGGATGGTAGTGCAGACTATCAATTCAACTTTTCACCAGAGGAATTAGATGCGTTGACCAGACTAGGTATATTAACCGCAATACAGGCGGGGATTGAGGATGCTAAAAAGCTAGACCCAGAAACATATAAAGACTGGCATAGTGAATCTGATGCTGAAGAACATGACCGATAGGATTAGTGGCGATGGTGTGGCAATGGTAGACCATAGCTACTACTGGCGTCCATTGGAGACAGCACCTCATGGTGTTAAGCTGCAACTGCTTAGCATCTACGGCGTGGCATCTTATGGTTCGCTATCACCCTCTATAATTGAAGAGGGCTTCTGGTCAGCATGGGCACCACTACCTAAGATAAAGAAAGAAAACAAATGACGTTTGCATTATTGCATCAACCGTGTGCTAACTGTAAGAGCAGTGACGGCCTCAGCTACAACGAAGACGGGAGTAGTATGTGCTTTGCTTGTAACGAATACACACGCCCTCCTGAAGATGAAGAATTTATTTTGCCTGTTAAGAAAGAGAAGCCTGTGAACGAAGCCTACCTGAAGCACTTGACCGATGGCAACACTGTGTCCATTACAGAGCGCCGCATCAGCCGCAACACCGCAGAGAAGTTTGGTGTGGTGCGTGATGGAGATCATTACTATTTTCCTTACTACACGCTGGCGGGTGACATCACTGCCGCCAAGGTGAGGGGCGTTAAAGAAAAGACATTCGCAAGTGAAGGACAGTGGAGCAAGGGCACCTTGTTTGGTCAGCAGTTATTCACCAGTGGCGGTAAGTATCTTACTATAGTTGAGGGAGAGTTTGACGCCCTTGCTGCTTTCCAATTAACAGGTAGCAAGTACCCCGTCGTGTCCATCCGCAACGGTGCAACCAGTGCCCTCAAGGATTGTAAGGCACAGTATGAATGGATTGATTCCTTTGAGAACATCGTCATCTGCTTTGACAACGACAAGCCGGGTAAGGATGCGGCAAGAGAGGTTGCTGAGTTGTTTGGTGCTAAGAGTAAGATCTTTAAACACGAAACAGATTACAAGGATGCTTGCGATTATTTAGCTGAGAGCAAGGAGGCTTTGTTTGTACAGCAATGGTGGAGGGCTGAGGCATACACCCCTGATGGTATTGTTTCAGGCACCAGCTTGTGGGACTTGGTATCACAGCCGCTTGAACCAGCACAGTGTCAGTACCCTTGGGTAGGACTGAACGAATTAACTTATGGTATTCGGTACGGTGAGTTGGTGACAATCACTGCCGGAAGCGGCTTGGGTAAGAGTCAGTTGTTGCGTGAGATCGTATGGCACCTGCTGCAGAACACGAAGGACAATGTAGGCTTGATGTTCTTGGAAGAAAGCATTCGCAAGACAGGCTTGTCTCTGATGAGCATGGCGGCTAATGTACCTATGCACCTGCCTGACACACCCACCAGTGATGCAGAACGCAAGACGGCATATGACGCAACGCTAGGCACAGGCCGTGTGTTTTTGTTTGATCACTTCGGTAGCACCAGTGTTGACAACATCGTTAACCGTGTGCGCTACATGGCTAAGGCAATGAACTGCAAGTATATCTTTGTTGACCACATCTCCATCATTGTGTCAGCACAGGAGAGCGGCGATGAGCGCAAGGCGATTGACGAAATAATGACAAAGCTTCGTATGCTTGTACAGGAAACCGACATTGCTTTGTTTGCTGTGTCACACCTGAAGCGTCCTGAAGGACGAGGTCATGAGGAAGGGGCAGCTACATCACTGGCACAGCTACGAGGCAGTGGATCTATTGCACAGCTAAGTGATATTGTTGTTGGTGCGGAGCGTAACGGTCAAGCTGATGACCCTATTGTTCGCAACACAACCCACGTGCGTGTGCTGAAGAACCGCTTCAGTGGACAGACAGGACCTGCTTGTCGCTTGCTCTATACCAAAGAGACAGGTAGAATGCTGGAGTACAACGAGCCAGAAGAAGACGAACAAACATTTTAAGGAACAAGATGCGGGTCTACTTAGACATAGAAACAAACCTTGCACACGACACCATATGGATGTGCGCCACTAAGAAAGGTGACGAGGTGTTGGTGTGGAGAGATGCAGATAACTTACAGGAGTATTTAAATGGACTGGTTGTGGTGGCTCATAATGGTATTGGCTTTGATTTTCATCTTCTGCGAACCCTCTGGGGCATAGAAATTGCTGATGACTTACAACGGGACACGTTGGTGATGTCTCGGTTATACAATCCTGAACTACTAGCACCTGAAGGTAGCAAAGCTAAGCCGCACAGTCTTGAAGCATGGGGCTTACGCCTCGGTGATTACAAGGGTGGCTTCACAGACTTTGATGCTGGCTACAGCAAAGAGATGGAAGACTACTGTGTACAAGACGTACACGTGTTAGAGAAGCTAGACCTGATGCTGGAGCAGACAATGCAAGAGCTTAAGTTTAGTGAGGAGAGTATTATCCTTGAGCATAAGGTTGCTCAGATTTGTAAGAGGATGGAACGTAATGGCTTTGCACTTAACATTGAGAAAGCTCAGGTCTTGCTGGCAACTTTGTCAGGTGAGATGGTGGATATTGAAACTGAATTTCAAACTGTTTTTCCTCCGATCACTACGGAACGTATTAGCGAAAAGACAGGGAAGAAATTAAAAGATAAAGTTACAGTGTTTAATCCGGGTAGTCGTAAGCAGATTGCTGAACGTCTTATTAACAAGGGTGTGAAGCTAACAAAGAAGACAGAGAAGGGCAGCTTCATCATTGATGAGAAGGTGCTGGAAGGTATTGATCTACCAGAGGCTAAGATCTTTGGTCGTTACCTGATGATTCAGAAACGTGTAGCTGCTGTTAGTAGCTGGCTTGATCTTGTTGGTGATGATGGTCGTGTGCATGGGCGTATCATAACTAATGGTGCCGTCACTGGTAGAGCCACACACAACACGCCTAACATGGGGCAGGTGCCAGCAGTGGGTAAGCCTTATGGCGCTGAGTGCAGGGCTATGTTTGGTGTTGCTCCCGGCATGGTGCAGGTGGGTGTTGACTTATCTGGAATTGAGCTGAGATGTCTTGGGCATTATCTTAATGATCAGGAATGGATTGACGAGCTTTTAAAAGGTGACATCCACTGGTTCAATGCACAAAGCTTTGGGCTTGTGGCTAAAGGTACTATTAAAGATGACAGCAACCCTGAGCATAAGACAGCCCGTAACCGCACCAAGACGCTGACATACGGTGTGTTGTATGGGGCAGGTGCTACTAAGGCAGGGTCTATTGTTGGAGGCAACAGCACACATGGTAAGAGATTGATTGATAGCTTTGTTAATAACACACCGGGACTTGCCGCATTAAAGATAAAGATATCTAAGTTTGCAAAGAAGGGACACTTACCCGGACTTGATGGACGTAGGGTGTGGATTCGTAGCGAACACGCTGCATTAAATACTTTGTTGCAATCTGCTGGTGCAATCATTGCCAAGCAGTGGTTGATTGAATGTGACAAAGCATTGACTGAAGCTAGTGTTCCTGCGAAGTTAATGGCGTGGGTGCATGATGAGGTGCAGTATGAAACAGCACCAGAGTATGCAGACACAGTAAAAGAAATTGTAGAAAAAGCTGCCACAAAAGCAGGCATTGTGCTACAATTTAGATGTCCTGTTGATGCCGAAGGAAAGATCGGAATTAATTGGTACGAGACTCACTGAGTCATTTTGTTTTTGATTGGAGTTTATTATGAGTGAAGAAAAGCAACGCATTAAGATTAATGCTGATGTGTATTGGGCACAGTTGAATAAAGTTAATGATATGTCAGGAAAATATCAAGTTAACTTGTGTAACTTATCTGATAAAGCAGCTGATGCTTTGGAATCTATGGGTCTATCTATTCAGGAAGACGCTGAGAAGAAAGCAGACATGGGTAAGTACGTTACTTGTAAGAGTAACAGACCTATCCGTGCGTATGATACGGATGGCGAGGAGCTTGATACGCTCATTGGTAACAAGAGCCGATGCAAAGCACTGGTTAGTACGTATGAGTGGACATACAAAAACAAGAAAGGTAAAAGCCCTTCGTTGTTGAAGCTGGTCATCACAGACTTGGTTGAGTTTGCTGGTGGTAACGAGATGAGCGCTGACGAAGAAGCTCTGTGATTGCCCTGCTTGACAGCGACATCCTTGCCTACCGCATAGGGTTTGCCTGTGAAGCAGAGAGTGTCGGTCTTGCTCTTTCTAGATTAGATAAGATCATCACCGACATTCTTCTAGACTGTGATCATGGAGACTTCTTCTATGATGAGTGGAAGCTTTTCTTAACTGGTAGTAATAACTTCAGGAAAGAGATAGCAACCACCGCAGTCTACAAAGGCAACCGCACTGCGCCTAAGCCGCAACATCTACCTGCTTTACGTAAGCATATGATTGAGCAGTGGGGAGCAGTAGTGGCAGAGGGGGAAGAAGCTGATGATGCAATAGCGATTGAAGGTACTAGGTATGGTGATTCATGTATTATGATATCGCTGGACAAAGACTTTGATCAGATACCCGGATGGCATTACAACTTTGTAAAGAAGAAACACTACTATGTAGATCAAGCACAAGGTGATCGTTTCTTTTATACACAGATACTCACTGGCGATAAGGCAGATAACATCATAGGTTTGTTTAGGGTTGGTCCTGTTAAGGCTGCGAAGCTATTAGAAGAGACAACAACTGTTAAAGAAATGTATGATGCTTGTGTCAAAGCCTACGATGGTAATGCTGACAGGGTGATAGAAAATGCAAGACTTTTATGGCTAAGAAGATATGACAACGAATTATGGGAACCTCCCGCAGACTAACCTAGAAGGTGATGACGTTGTTATTGTCTTACGTCCTAAAAAGAAAGATGGTGAGTGGACAGGCTTGTATGACATTATCCAGTCAGTGGTGGAGCCATCCACACTGGCAGGGAAAGATGCGTACAGTGTTGCGTTCACTAGCTTGCTCATGGCTTTGTTACCTCAGTACCTCAGCGAAGATGAAGACTTCAATGACCACTACATAGAGTACATTTTTGCTGAACACGCTGATCTTGTAGAACAGTTATTAGAGAAGCACAACCTTGTTAAAGATATGTTGCAAGGATTTACTGGAAAGTTACATTGATATGAAAGTAGTTATTAAATTCTCCTTGACTGTTGAGGAAGCAGATCTCCCGATCTCTTTCCTTGATGATCAATACTTTGCTGAAGTGTTACGAGAGAACATTGAAGATGTTTTCTTAGGCGCTGACATCTCCGACTTCACAATTGAAGATGTCACAGTGGATGTAAAGGGAGAATGATATAGCTGCGAAGAAGAAACCAGTAGAAAAACCGTACAACGGTGGTACTTGGACAGCCTCTCGTATGACCAGCTTTATCAAGGGAGGCTTACGAACCCTGTCAAGGAAGTGGCCTCAGAAGTACGAAGCAATTAGCTTGGCTAATGTAGGTAGGCGGTTTGATCCGAAGACAGGTAAAGAAAGTTATCGCTACAAGTGTGCTGCCTGTGGTAATATCTTTAAGTCAACGGAGATTCAAGCAGATCACATTGATCCTGTAGTGTCGGTGGAAGATGGATTTATTGATTGGAATGAATATATCAAACGGCTGTTCTGTGAGGCGGACAACTACCAAGTTCTTTGTGTAGCTTGTCACGGAGTTAAGACCGACAATGAGCGTAAGCAGAGGAAAAAGAAATGAAGATAGAAATTGATGATGAGTATGCAGATGAGGTGGTGGCAGCAATACTGCGTGAGATCTACGTTGATTCTTTATATGAGATCAAGATGGACGATAGACACACAGATGATCTAGAATGTTTAGAGGAGCTTATCATTCATATCCCTCCTGTGCTTTCCTACCTCATGCCAACAGGAGCTTACGAAGAGTTTATGCAACGTGTTAAGGAGATGAAAGAAAATGATTGATGTAGATGACTACCAAGTTAAGGCAATGAAGTTTCGTTTGCCCTCAGCCAATGGAACCTATGCGTTGTTGAACCTCGCTGGTGAGGCCGGAGAAGCCCTCAGCTTGGCAGCAAAGTTTATTAGGGATGGTGACCAGTACCCTGAAGACTATCGTAAGAGCATGAAGAAAGAACTAGGCGACATCATGTGGATGGTAGCTGCTGTCGCTAAGGATCACGGCCTGTTAATGTCTGATATTTGCCGAGGAAATCTGGACAAATTGCAGAGCAGACAGGACAGAAATGTCATAAATGGTAGTGGCGATGAGCGCTAATTTGTGCTATAACTAAACTCCACCAGCAGCTTCGGCTGCTTTTTTAATCACTAATACAAAGGTACTAATGTCTATAACAATTGACCCCTCTCGTGATAGCTTATTTGATACTTTAGGACTACAACGTCTTAGAGAAAGCTACATGATGGAAGAAGAAACAAGCCCTCAAGAAAGGTTCGCTTATGTATCACAAGCTTTCTCCTCTAATCCTGAACATGCTCAGCGGCTTTACGAGTATAGCTCTAAGCATTGGCTGTCTTATAGCACTCCCATTCTTTCTTTTGGGCGCAGTAAGCGTGGCCTACCTATTAGTTGCTTCCTCAATTACATGGATGATAGCGCAGAAGGTTTGGTCAATAACCTGTCTGAGACTAACTGGCTTTCAATGCTTGGAGGTGGTGTTGGTGTCCACCTTGGTATTCGTAACAGTGACGATAAATCTACTGGGGTGATGCCCCACCTTAAGATGTATGATGCAAGCTCTCTGGCATACCGTCAGGGGCGCACACGGAGAGGAAGCTATGCTGCATTCTTGGATGTTAGTCACCCTGACATTACTCAGTTTTTGGAAATGCGTAAACCTACTGGGGATCAAAATCTACGCACCCTCAACCTCAATCATGGTATTAATATCAGCGATAAGTTCATGGATATTATTGAGGTATGCATGAAAGACCCAGAGGCCAATGATGACTGGCCTTTGATTAACCCTGCTAACGGTGAAGTGGCTGAGGTGGTTAGTGCTAAAGGGCTGTGGCAGAAGATGCTTGACCTGCGTATGCAGACAGGTGAGCCATACTTCATCTTCATTGACACCGCCAACCGAGCCATGCCTCAGTGGTTACAGGATAAAGGACTGAAGATCAACGGATCTAATCTGTGTACTGAAATCTTCTTGCCTACAAGTGCTGATCGCACAGCAGTGTGCTGCTTGTCTAGCCTTAACTTGGAGTACTATGATGACTGGAAAGAGGTGGAGAAATTTATCCCAGATGTTATGGAGATGCTTGATAACGTTCTTCAATATTTTATTGATAACGCCCCTAATCATATTCACCGGGCTATTCTTTCTGCTACCGCTGAGAGGTCTGTTGGACTGGGCACTCTAGGATTTCATGCCTACCTACAGAAAAACAATTTACCTATTGATGGTGTGATGGCAAAGCTCACCAACAAAGATATCTTTAGCCACATTAAAAAGGAGTGTGAACGTGCAGACGCTGATCTTGTTATTGAAAGAGGGCCTTGCCCGGATGCAGCTAGCGCTGGTATGCTGCGTAGGTTTAGCCACCATATGGCTATTGCTCCCAATGCTTCTTCCAGTCTTATTATGGGTAACACTTCGCCATCCGTGGAACCGTATAGAGCAAATGTTTTTAGGCAGGATACCTTAAGTGGAGCATTTGTATACCGCAACCGCTTCCTTACTAAACGCCTTGCTGATCTTGGTATGGACGATGATGACACTTGGTCTTCTATTATTGCCCACGATGGTAGCATCCAGCATCTGGATGTCCCAGAAGATCTGAAGGAAGTATTTAAGACAGCAATGGAGATTGACCAGCGATGGTTGGTGGAGCTGGCAGCAGATCGCCAAACCTTTGTGGACCAAGGCCAGAGTATTAATCTATTCTTCCAACCAAACACAACCATTGCCTACCTACATGCTGTACATTTTATGGCTTGGAAGCAGGGACTGAAGAGCCTGTATTACCTACGCTCTGATAAGGTGCGTAAGGCTGATAAGGTGGGGGCGCAGATCCAGCGCCAACGTATTGAAGAAACAATTGACATGACAGCCATTGCTAATGGTGAAACATGTCTAGCATGTGAGGGTTGATGATGAAGATGCTTAAATTTTATGCACAGTGGTGCGCTCCATGTAAAGCACTAAGCCTTGTTATGGAGAAGGTCAATCATAATATTCCTGTGGGGTATATTGATATTGAAAAGGAAAGAGATGTTGCTGTTTACTACGGCGTTAGATCTGTTCCTTTGTTGCTGTTGATAGACGAGAACGATAATATTATTAACCGTCACAACGGTGCAATGACTGAAGATGAGTTTAAGAAATTTATAAAGGTAAAAGATGACTAACAAAAAACCACAACTAACTGAAGATCGCAACACATTCAAGCCGTTCAAGTACCCTTGGGCATATGATGCTTGGCTTCAGCATGAGCAGAGCCACTGGCTGCACACTGAGGTGCCTATGGGTGAAGACCTGAAAGACTACCAGAATAAACTGAAGAAGGAAGAGAAAGAATTCCTTACAAAGATCTTACGCTTCTTTGTACAAGGGGACTTGGACATTGGTGACGGCTACTACACCCATTACCTACCTGTGTTTAAGCAGCCAGAGGTGCGGATGATGATGTCAGGCTTTGCTGGTCGTGAAGCCCTACACGTTGCTGCCTACGCCCACCTGATTGAGACCCTAGGCTTGCCTGAGAAGACCTACAACGAGTTCCTACAGTACGGTGAGATGGTGGAGAAGCATGACTACTACCAGAACCTAGGCGATGCACCAATGGCAGAGAAGATTGCCACGATTAGCGCCTTTGGTGAGGGGATGCAGCTGTTCTCTAGCTTTGTTATGTTGCTCAACTTCGCCCGTCACGGCAAGCTTAAGGGACTAGGTCAGATCATTGCTTGGTCCATCGTGGATGAGACGCAACACGCTGAGGGTATGATCAAGGTGTACCGTGATTGGGTTAAACAGAACCCTGAAGAGAGCAGCAGTGACCGCATCAAAGAGATTGCTCAAGAGATGGTGGCGCTGGAAGACAAGTTCATTGACCTCGCCTTTGGTATGTACGAGGTTGAAGGACTGACAGCAGAGGAAGTAAAAGAATACATCCGCTACATTGCTGACCGTCGTTTAATTAGTATGGGCATGAAGGGTGTGTTCAAGATTAAGAAGAACCCTATGCCTTGGGTTGATGGAATGCTTGGTGTTAGTCACACAAACTTCTTTGAGCAGCGTGTCACAGATTATTCTAAAGGTGCCACTAAAGGTACATGGGATGATGTGTGGGGTAAGGCAGCTTAATGTGTTACAATATTTCTTTTTGAAAGCTTTTTATGATACGATTTGCACTAAGGCAAGGTATTGGATTTGACATTGAATACAATGATGAAATCTGTTATATTGCTATAGGAGAAGACGGTCGTGAAATGATGTTGGGATTTAATGGCATGATCATTAAACTCCCTTTCATTCAGATTGATTGGGGTGAGATGTATGAATTGGAGATTAATCAGAAATGAGCGATAACAAACCAAGAGTTTCGTACCAGTTTAAGGAAGGACACTATGCCTTCTTTAAAGGTAAAATGAATAACCTACATCACCCCGAATCACATCGGGGCAAAGAATGGCAGCGGGGTTTTGACAGAGCCTATTTTGAAAACTTAGATAGGATCACTCGCCATGCAGAACAAAAGGTTTGATAAAGAACTGTTTGATAAGTACGACAAGATGGGACGAGACATTGTCAAATCCTATGTCGGACAGTGGGGCATGGTTGCTGAAGATAACCCTGACAGATACGGTGTAGACCTGAATCTATATGCCGAAGGTAAGCTGGTAGGGGTTGCTGAGGTTGAGGTGCGAAACTCTTGGAAGACTGTGGAGTTTCCTTACGAAGATCTTAATGTACCCCACAGAAAGAAGAAGCTGTTAGAGAATGACATTGACACCTTCTTCTTCTCCATCAATGCTGAAGGGTCTGCCTTGTTCTTCTGTAAAGCAGAAGATGTGCTGTCATCTGAGGTGAAAGAAAGCCGCAACAAGTATGTTTATAAAGGGGAACACTTCTACAAAGTCCCCCTTAATAAGCTTACTCATGTAGCTTTGTAACTGTCCCTAGCTCAATCGGATAGAGCAACAGCCTTCTAAGCTGTAGGTTGCTGGTTCGATTCCAGCGGGACAGGCCAAAAAAGAAGCCAGCTTAGTTGCTGGCTTTTCTTTATCTTCTACTAGCTAGTCCACCTTTAGCCATTTGCGTGTCTGCTAATGTAGGGAGATAACTATCCACCTCTTTATAATCATTAGCTTCCTCTAGCGTAATGCCCCCATGATCTCTAGCATACCTTTCATTGATAATGGCACGGTCATTACGAGGTAGTCTATTGAAACGCATTTTATAAATACGCTTTATGTCTGTTGCTTGGAATTTAGCATCATTAATCTCTCTCGCTATTGCTGTTTGTTTTTTAATAATATCTCCGACAGTCTTTCTCTTCTCATTCATAGTTTTCTTTTTATATGAATCAGTATTAATAACTCCCTTCAAACGGGGAAGAACAAGCTTATTGGCTTCAACAATAAACCCTCTATCATAGACCCTATCACCAGAGCTACCGCCATACACTCTGTAAGGCTCTAAGCCAAGAGCCGTTACTTCTCTTTCAATAGGAGAAGGAGTTGTCTGAGTACGGAAGCCTATCAATCTGTTAAAGAATTGTCCCTCTCTGACGATAGGACCTTCACGAAGGCGTGGAACAGCTTCTGGTAAGCTTTCTTTACCGGGTATACCAGTACCTAAGAAGCTCTCACCGGGTAACTTTGACGCAATTCTCTTTACTGTTGCTTCTGCGATATTAGCTGGAATACTTCCTTTATCTTCCACAACATTAGGGTCACGGGCAATAGATCCTTCCTTTGACATTAAGTCATAGAAGTCGTAGAAGTTCTTAACGACAAAAGGCTGCGTAAATCTGCCTACAAAGTCTCCGATGACTTGTCCTATTTGCGTCGAGACATAATCAGCAGATTTCTCAGAATTAAAACTTTCTAATATCTTATCCATGAAAGCCCCCTGAGTACCAGCAGGCATCTTCATACCAACTACAGCTTGAAATGCTTCAGCAAATTTAGCAGGTTCCTTCGTATTTAAAAGTTTAACCAATACATCAGCTACTGCTAAGTAAGGAGCAATAGGAAACACTGCACGAATATCTGTTGCATCCCCTTCAGTACCCATAGCACCCGGTAGCATATACCAAGGAGTGTCTTGATTATCTAAACGATGCTGATAAGCAGCAAGCAAAGCAGCACTCCCTACCATCCCCTGTGATATTTTCAAACTCCCCTGCCTACGGAGCATATTTGCTTTGTCTATTTCTCCTGCGTCACTAGCTATACGAGCTTTAACAAAATCATCCTTTGCTCCTATAGCACCAAAAGGACTATAGCGATATTGAAAAGCCATAGCGTTAGCCATGAAACGAGGAAATGTAATCAATAAAGAAGATCCGGGGAATTTTTCAATCAACTCAATACCAGCGCTTGCTATGCTTTCACTCGCCGCCTCAAGACCACCCTCTTTAGTTTTTTTAGGCATGTAACTAAAAGATGTCTTTAAAGCCTCGTCCATAGCACGGGCTAGTATAGGACTAGGAACAAGTTTATTTTTATCTAAAACATCTTTGTAAAGATCGACGCCTTGTCTGCGTAACTGAACTTCAACAGAAGCGTTAAATACAGCCCTTCTAAAGAAAGTATCTTGTGCGTTGTTTAGGACGTTAGCCATCTGTGCAAGCTTAGACACATCATTCTTTGATGTTTCTTGTAGAGCGCTGTACATTGTGGTTCGCATTGAAGGAGATGCCGCCAACAATTTGTCTGATACATCCGCAGAAAGACCTGCTCTACGCATATAGAACCAAACATTAACAGTATCTTTTATTGTGTCTGAAAAAGCTTGCTTAACTTTTTCAGTTCCTTTACCTTGAACAGCGACACTTGTCGTGTAAACCAAACCTTCTAATAGATTAGAGGCAGCTTTCATAGGAAGACCGATAGCCGTTCCTGCTACGTTACGGATAGTTGTGTCAATGCCGCTGGTGATGAGAGCTTTGGATTCTCTCTCAAGCCGTCTAATAAGAGTGCCAAGACCAGTCGTTGTTTCTGCACCTTTACTGTTGTTATATAAATCATCAATTCTTTTCTTAAAGTCTGGGTCCATATTCCCAAGCTCTGTCAGCATCTTAGAGGCATTAGAATATTGTTGCATTATGCTAGCTGCATCAGACACCGTTACTTTATTTGCGGCAGCAAACTCAGCAGGAGTTAATCCTTCTTCACGAATTGCTTGAGCAAGAATAGCATCATCTATTTTCTCCGTGCGGGAGAACACTCGATTAATAGCGTCACTTACCTGCTGGTTTGGTTTAAGACGAAATTGTGGGTCTTCTTGAATTACACGAACAGCAATACGTACAGCGGCGGCGCTAAGCTCTTTTCTTACAACAGGGTCTGTGATAATACCGCTCTCACCAACCTCTTCTAGTACACGCCTACCTTGAATTTCTACATGTTGTTTAACAATTTCATCCATGTTAGCGTTAACCGCATCAATGGCGACTTGCTCTGTACCTTTACTGGGTTGTGTAGGATCATCTGGAATAAGACCTTGTTTTTTTCTTTTTTGTATCTCTTCTCCTAAAGCCTGAAACTTTCTTTTAGTCTTTGCGTTTGCCGCTGGAACACCTTCAGCAAAACCCAGAGCAGTAGAAAGAATGGTGGCTACTGCTGCTTCACCCATGCTGATTTCAGGCGCTTCTTCGCCCATACCTTTAGCGACTTCTTGCCTAACCTTTTGGTCAATGATGTTAGCGCCAAACCCCACAGACCCCTCTGTCACCGCTCCTGTGCTGAGAGCAACCGCTGGCGTTAGTGCTTGTCTTCTAGCTGTATTCTGCATTGCTGCTTCTAGAGCTTTCTTGTCTGCTTTCTTTGCAGCTTTCTTCGCTGCCTTTGAAGCACCCGGTGGTAACACTGTTTTAGAAATAACTTTTGATCCTGCTCTGTTTAAAACAAAGCTAGCAGCTTTACTGGTGATGAAGCCTAAGAAGTTTAAAGGGTCGCTGACAATAGCGCCTGCAACATCAGCTACAGGTTGAAATCCTTTTTGACCACCCGGCTCATTAACACCTGCTGTTTCTTGGTACAGTCGGTATGCCTCAGCCACTTTCTTTTTATCTTCATCAGAAGCATTGCGAATAAAGTTTAATTCAGGCAGCGCACCCATCAACGTGTTGTATTCATTGAAGCGCATATCGCCCATGAAGTCAGCAACAAACTCTTGTTTGGTTTTTTTCTTAGGGTCGTAAGAAATATTAGACCGAGCCTTAGCATAGTCTGTGATTGTTTTAAATAACTCTTCGTCCTCTGACAACTCGTCAACGGTATAAGTGGGGACACGCTTCTCTGGCTCCATATCCATACCAGCAAACTCGCTAGTGGGGTCTATGGGCATGAAGCCTGCTGTAGGCACCATAGCCTGCCCTTTAGCTGGTTCCTCAGCATCACCTTCCCTTTCCATTGCAGGCGCACCTCGGCGCATTCTGATAAGGTCAGAGGTGGTTGCACTATCTTCAGGAGCAGACAAGGCTCTGCGTCCTTTAATAAGATCTGCAGTGGTTGCTGTCTTAGTGTCTGATAAGTACGCATCAGGGTCAAACTTAGAAGTAGCTGCGTCTTGTTCCTCTGCTAAATAGTCATCAGGATTAAATGCCATTTTATTTTATTCCACGGTTTTTACGTTCAATTTTTTTCTTTATTGCTGCTGATCTGGGGTCTGTGGGGTTTGCTGCTACCCATGCCATAGCTTCACTATCTTTCTGACGTTCAAGGTACATTCTTGCTTCAGCACTACCAGCCTCCGCTGCTTCTTTTAACAACTGCTGTCCTTTAACTTGATCGGCAGGGCCACTTAAGCCCTCATACAATATTCTACCAATACCATATAAAGACTCTGCAGCATCAGGTGTTTTAGCCCATTGTCTATATGCTTCATTATGATCGCCTTTTAGGAAAAACAGTAGAGCATCGCTAGCGCCTGCTGGTACATCCTTATCAATATCTTTCATATCAGGTATCACAGGCTTATCTGGTGGCGCTGGTGGTGCTGCTGGTGTCGTAGCTGGTGGTGCTGCTGGTGCTGGTGTCGTAGCTGCTGGTGCTGCTGGTGCTGGTGTCGTAGCTGCTGGTGGTGCTGCTGGTGTCGTAGCTGCTGGTGGT